TTCCATCTCTATGAACTATTGTAGCTATTGCTATATCTCTAGTGTTTCCACATTCGCAAGTGTATAGTGTCATCTCTTTAATTTATCTAATTCAAACTCTAAGTGGTTTATAGCCTTTTGTATGCACTCAATCGGAGATTCGTGTTTCCTTTCAGCTCTTAAAAGATATGTTACAGCTGTTCCTGTATTGTAAGATAGATCAAAGTCCTCTATTACTTTACGAGCTTCTATCTTATAACGTTTTCCTATATAGTAGTTTGGTATTCTATTTCCTTTCATTTAACCTGTCGTTTTCTAATCCTCCTGTTAATGTTTGTACCTTATCCATTTTTCTTACAATATTTTCATTTGTTTTATTTCTGTCTTTGCCTTCTATTACGCTCATAATAATAACAGTAAAAATAAATATTGCTGTAAAGATTCCTAGTAATGTAAATATAATCATTTGCTTAATAATTTAATAATTGTTTCTTTCATATTCTTTATATATCTTTTTTATACCATCAAAACAAGCAGCTATACAAGAACCACAATTAGTACCACTTGAGTATGAAGTATTATACAGAGTATTGTATATCTCAATCATTTTCTTTTTTGCAGTTTGGTCTTTTGCTCTGCCTGTTTTTAAGTCAGGCCACAAATCTATAATCTCTTGTATTATTTCTTCAGGTATATCAGTTCTTACTTCTACTTCTGTTGTCTTCTGCCAATACTTTTCTGGGCATTCCATTATAGAAATTCTTGCTTTTACTTTCATAAAACATAAACACCTTTTGCATTGTCCTGAAGGCTTAAAGTAATACACGCAAGACTTACAGATAGCAATTCTATCTTCATATATTTCTTTTGGTACGAAAAACTTATTCATAATGATAATAGTATTTCTTTGCAAAGCTCATAAGGTACTTTACTTCTTTCATAATTCCCTTTTAATCCTTGTGTACCTGTTTGTGAGCCTCTGGGTGCAGATACGTGGCAGGGGTCTCCGTTTTTACAAATAGGTTTAGGTAGCCACCCTTGTAATTTATTATCTCCAAATAAATCGTTGCTTGATAAGTGATTTGTCCAAATATCCGTAGGCTTCATTCTTGTATCTCCATATTGGCAATAAGTTACAGTTGCTAGTGGGAAATATTTCATAAATTCTAGTTTACGTAATTTACCTCTAGGGTTTTCTATAAAATAATAATCGGGACAAAAATGCTCAATTATTTCTAGTGTCTTTTTTACAATTTTACAACCTAATATTGCTTCGCTAGTTTTTGGTGTATGATTTTGGTGCCAATGATGACCAATACTTGCTACACTAAAATATGTGCAAGGAGGACTAGCCCATATAACATCAGGATTAAAAGGTATTTTATTAACATCAAAATCTAATATATCAGTAACATAATCTATTTTATCAAAATCTTTTATATCTACTGAAAAAGTTTCGTGTCCTAATTCTTCTGCTACTTTGCTAAAACTTCTACTTCCTGCAAATAATTCTAAAACTTTCATTATTTTTTTAACTTATATTTTAATTGAACTCTTACTTTATCTATTGTAGTGAACAAGCTGTTTCTACTTATACCTGTCTTTTGAGCTAGTGAGCTTAATGTATTGCATTCATAATAATACAAAGTAAAAATTTTAGAATCGTACCAAGAAAAGCTTTCTAAGGCTTTATCTATCTTTTCAAGGCTTGTCCATTGATAATTGTCTACTAATTCATTAGGCAAGTTGTAAAGGTGCTTAGATGGTATTGTTTCACCTGTTTCCATTTCATCATAAGTAACTGCACTTGTTAAGCTGTCTATGTGTGAATAATACTTTTTATACTTATAATAGTAATTACTTCTAGGACTTGTTAACGCTCGTCTTAAGGCAACTGCTCCATATCTTGTAACACCATCTATTCCATCAGTATCATAAATAGTCTTTAATGTTGTAGGATTCATTTGCATTAAATAAAGCATCAGTTCTTGTACGCTTTCATTTACTTCATTCTCATCTGAGGTCAGTCCATAAGCCATAGTCCTAAACTTATCTGTTAGCTTTGATATTTCTAAATATATCTCAGTCATCAAAAGAGTTTATCTTGTTCTATATTATTATCATTGATTATTCCTAAAGCTGAATTTAAAATATGTAAACCAGTTTTCGGTTCAACACTATTTCTTAAAGTTAATGCTGCTTTATATCTTGGTATTGGTATTCCTAAATATTTTGATAGCTCTTCATTAGTGCTTCTTGTTACATCTATATTTTTAATATCTAAATGTTCAACTCTAAAATTACTCCAAAAAGGATGTCTGCCTATAATAAAACTAGGCTTTACTAAATAATCATAATAAGGAATTACATTTTCAATAACATACTTACCTTTAAACCAAGACTTTAATAAAATAATTTGTTGATACAATGTAACATCTGTGTACTGCTTTGTGTTTTGACTATAACATAACTTGCTATGTGTAGGGCAAGGAGGACTAGACCATATAAAATCAAATTCTTTATAGTGTTCTAAAAGATAGTAATGTGCATCTGTAATAATAACTTTATCATTTGGAAACTTACTCTTGTAAATTCCTGCTATTTCTGAATTTATTTCTACAGCTGTAATTTCGTGTTTATCTCCCCATAAGTGCCTATTACCTCCAATGCCTGAATATAGATTTAAAATTTTCATTCTTTAATTGTTTCTATCTTATCAATCTTATTAACTGTTTCTTGTACTAATTCATCTAAAACAACTCTGTAAGCTCTAACTACTGATGCGTTGCCTTTAGTTTCTATTCCTGCAAAGAATCCATTAGTTGCAACTGCTAAGTTAATTGGTATAATAGTTAACCATTCCCAAAATAAATTCTCTTTATTTCCTTCTCCATAACCATTGTGATACTCTATTATAATTTGCACAACCTCTAAGTAATTTTCGTATCTATTTTTATTACTTACTTCTTTTGCAAATTCTTTACACATTGAAATATATGATTCTATTATTACTCTGTGTTCGTTATTTGCATAGATTGGTTCTGTCATACGCCAAAGATACTTAATTAGTTACGCTATTTGCTTTTCTTCTTTTAAGTTTTTAACAAGGTTTTTATAATAACTTATCTTCTCTTCATATTCTACTCTTGATATTTTTAAAGTAGTTCTAGCTAGAAACTGTAATTCTTCTGCCTTACCTTCTCCATACTTAGAGTCTAATGCTAGACTGAATTTATACTGTTCTCCCCAAGAATAGACATTGCACTTAACACACTGTACTTGACAATTTTCCTCATCAAAGCGAGTAGATAAATGCTTACGACTTTGAAAGTGTCCGTTCTGCATGCCGTGCTTATAGTGTTTTACTACATTACAGGTTATGCACTGACAATAACCAAATTCGTTAGCTTCCCTAAGTCTTATGTAAAGGCTAAACCATTTGTCAAGTTCCTTTTTTAATTTACTGACTGTCTTTTTCATCTAAATAAATTATTTTCAATTTTACTCAATCTTTCTTTAGTTATATTAAATGCTTTTTCTGATATATCGCATCCAATATATTTAAATCCCAACTTACTTGCAACTGCTAAAGTAGAACCGCTACCCATAAAAGGATCGAAAATTGTTTCATTATTTTCTGTAGTTTTTATTATATTACCTAAAACTTTTTCAGGTATTTGATTTGAATAATTTTCTTTTTCTTTACTTACATTTTTTACTAAATTAATATTCCACCAATCGTATAATTTAACTTCAGAATTTACTCTTATGTCATCAGGATTTTTTGGTTTTTGTGTTACTTTATTAAAATCAGGCTTACAATTAAAAAATGCTATGCTTCTATGTTGTTTTCCCATATTACTATTGTAAACCCATTGAACTACTTTTGTTGGAACTCCCATTGTCGGCACTATATATTTTATTATATCTTCTATGTAATGTATGACAACTAATTTAAAACCTTTAAAATGGGTAAACATTTCTAAATAATTTTCTTCACTTAAATTATCTTTATAACTATCATATTTCCAGTTAACATTGTAAGGAGGGTCTGTTATAATTAAAGTATTTTCTTTATCTAAGTCCTTAATTATTTCTTTAAAATCTCTATTGTAAATCATAGCCTAAGTCTTTTCTACATTTGTCTTGCAATATGCCCTTCCTTAGATTATACTTATCTCCTCTGTATTTAGGTTCTTCTTCCTGAAGCTTTGCTCTTGCTCTTTTAATGCTTGGAGCTGATGTTAATTTCTTAGCAGCATAAACTACTAGGAAATGACTTACATTAAAACCTTTTTCAATTAATTCTACAGCCCAAATGTTAGAGCATAATCGATTGTCATTATCTCTCAAACTAGGGTACTTTTCTAGCCAATACTTTACTTTATCTTTTGTCTTCATTTTTATTTTCTTTTAGTAATTCAATTCTTTGATTTCCATATTTTTTAGTTCTTTTATCTTTATAGTAATACTTCTTCTTTTTTTCATATATTTTTTTCCCAGAGTTATTAGTATTTTTCATTCCAAACATCATTTCGAAAGTTCCTGTTTTTTCAGGATCATATAATTTTTCTTTTTTCATTTATTTATTATTTTAGTAATTTAGGTTCTGGTCTAAAATGCGGAACTTGTTTAGGGTTTTCTCCTTTATCTACTCTTGATCTAGCATCCCATATTAATTGCTGATGTTGTCTAATCCATTTCATATAAGTAGGAACAGTTAAATGTATAAAATCGCTTGTA